TTATTTTTGCAGAAAGAAATACACTTCCAATTTATCATTTTCTTTATCATATACCATATGGTCAACAACACTTCTTATAGCATTAGCCCTTGTAAGAGTATCATTAGTGGCATCTTTTATAATGTCATATACAGTTGATATACTCTTAAGCATATCTGCATTAGAATCATCGGATGCCAAGTTGAAGGCTTCCAACTGTTTTTCAAGTGCTTTACGTTCGTCATTAAGCAGTTGTTTATTTTCTTTATATTCTTCTATTGTATCAATTCCATCCCGGTATGCTTGCTTTATTCTTGCTTCTTTATCATCAAGTTTAGATAATTTACTAAGAAGTATATCTTTGTCATCTGTATTAGCTTCGTTTGAAGCTTTTTTTAGTTCGTAATGCAATTCGGCAGTTCCATCAAAAACTCGTTCAAATGCGTTATATACAGCCTGTTCAAGGGCAGCAGTTTTGATGAAATGACTATGCAGACATTTGCCTTTGTTGTAGTTGCCGCATTGGTAACGTGTAGCATTAAGCCCAGCCATAAGAGAAGCTCCGCAGTCAGAGCATTTTACAATTCCGCCAAGCCAATGCCGCATATGCCCGGCGGCTCGTGCTTTGTATGGTTTGCTTCTTAAAGCCATAAGATGTTGTACTAAATCCCAAGTTTCTTTATCAATTATGGCTGGATGTTTACCCATAACAATAATCCATTCACTAATGTCCTTAATTGTGTGAGTGTCGTGATTTTGTCTATTCCAGCGAACGGCTCCATAATAAAATGGATTACTTAATATATATTCAACAGTACGTCCCTCAAATGTAGCCCCACGCTTAGTTTTATATCCAATGGCATTAAGTTCCCTGGCAATTTCCAAGTAGCTGTGGCCGGCAATGTAGTCATTGTATATTTTTCTTACAATAACAGCTTCTTCTTCGTATATGTAAGGTATGCCAGTCTCTTTATTCATTCGGTAACCAAGAGGGAGAGAAGACTGGTAACCACCTCGTAAGGCTTTCTCGGTCATACCTCTTAGAACTTCGCCAGACAGACGAATAGAATAGTATTCATCCATCCACTCTATTATACGTTCTATTAAGGTACCAAAAGGACCATCAATAAGCGGCTCGGATACACTTACAACATCAACACGGTTCTTTTTAAGTAAAGATTTGTAGACAATCGATTCTTCTTGATTACGCGCAAATCGGCTGAATTTCCATACAAGAATAACATCGAATGGGTGTTCTTTGCTTTTTGCCATTCCTATCATTTTCATAAATTCTGGGCGTTTGTCTGCTTTCTTGCCGGAAATACCATTATCAATGTAAATGTTTTCTGCCAGAAGTGACATATTATTCTTTTTTGCAAAGTCAATCAAAAGCCGCTTCTGTGCATCTGGCGAAAGTTCTTCTTGTTTATCCGTGGACACACGTATGTAGGCACAAGCAGATTTCATATTAAGTATATCCTTAGCCATAATAATCATCCTCTCTGTAAAATATATGCAAGTTGCACCGGTGCAACTCAGTAAAAATGGGTATAAAAATAACACCTACTTGCAAAAGCGGTGTTATGAATGATATAATATGGCTTGTCTAGGGCGGTATTATATCATAAGCACTGCTTATGTAAGTATCGTGGTAAAAGCTCTTGTGTTGGTAGCACAGGAGCTTTTATTTAGTTAATTCTTGTTGTCTTTAACTTCCAAGGATGGTGGATCGGAAGCATTTAATGGTGATATGACACTATGGCCAAGTTTTGCCTCAAGTTCTTTGCGTGCAGTTTTTGCAACATTTCCACCTTCTGATGCAATTTGTTTGCTTTAAGAAATATCAGCAGGATTCTTAGCTTTAGATATAGCTGTAGCTGAAACTTCTGCTAACTGATTAAGAGTTAATTCAATGTTAGTCATATTATCCCTGAGATTTTCTTTATGTAAGTTTTTAAATTGCTTATACTTTTGAACTGTTTTTCCGGACCAGGCAGCCGTAAGTATATTTGTAAGAACAGCGTAATCTTTAGAATCTTTGATTCCTACACGTTTCCATTCATCTGTTAATTCATCACGTATAGTTTTAGATTGTAATCGCTGTTTAATCCATTCATCAGAATATCCCTTTTCTCGATAGTAAGATAATCCTCTATCAAGAGCTTTTTCAGGATCTGTCATTTCATCAAGTCGTTCTTTCCCAACTTTAGCAAGCCACATTTTAAATGGTTCAGCTTTTTTTGAAGGAATCGACTGAATGATACGGAATAAGCCTTCAGTTGTTGCTGCTTGGATTCGCCTTAATTTACCATCAGAGGCAGGCATTGCAACCAGGGTACAAATTGTACCCCAGTTGTTATTTAATTCGGGGTCGCGTTGTTTCATTTTCTTAATATATTGTTTAACATCATTACTATTTGTCAGATTTTTAATTACATCTTGAATAGAAAAGTACCATTCATCTTCATGTACACTCCACACTTTTCGTATAGTATTATTAAAAAATTCAAACTCCTCTGGACTAATGTCCTGTTCATCAATATGGTACGGAGTAGTTATACCAGTATCTTCATCGAACGCAAAGAAAAAGAAAATGTTCACCTTCTTTCGTGTTGGTAGCACAGGGGCTTTTATTTATTTTAATTTTTTCTGTTCTTTTTCAATTTGTTTAATGCTTTTATCCGGAGTTGGTAAATCTTCGGGCATTGTTCCTCCAAGACGCTTGATAGTATCTCTTACTTCTTTTCCTACATCATAATGAGTTTGATTAGCATTATCTTTGCCTTTTATGTTCTCACGCTTAAGTTTGGCTTCAGTCTGAGTAGCACGGAAAAGATTAGCAGCTAATTCTTCATATCCCATATGGTCAAGGATGTTCTGGTTCTTCTTTAATCCTTTCTTTTCGTGAATGTCTCTAGCTTTAAGACCACCATATAATCCCATATAGCCATAATTCTGGAATATGGCATAATCCAGAGAGGTATCAACGACTGCATCTTTGGCAGCAGCTACCAGTTGTTTGTTATGCTCAATCATTTCATATCTGATTGCTAATCGTTTCTGGTCTTCGGAGAGAGAGTCGTAATTATCTATAAGTTCCTGCTGGCGGGTTTTAACAGCAAAGTAGGTTTTACCAAGAGCAATTATTTTTTTTCTAGGGTCACCATTCATTACTATTAGATAACAGGCATAGCGGGAAAGCTGAAAACTAGGCATTTTCCTTTTGGCATTACTTCCAATAGAAACCATCTCGCTCACCTCGGCGAAATGGTCAGAAACAGCAATGCCACTTTGTTCGCAGGTTTTAATTGCCTTTTGTATGGTTGGTAAGAATTTATTGTATTCCGTATACCCCAAAACCTCACGAAGTTCTCTTGCATACCAAAATTCCTGACCATATTCATTAATATGTTTTATGTCTTCAAATATTTTTTCGGTATAAGTTTCTTCTGTTATGTATTCAGGTGAAGAAACTTTGTTTTTAAAATCTTCTAAATCTTCATCAAATCCCATAAGTATCTCCTTATGTTAAGCTGTTTCCATTTTGGAAATTGTTCAATTCCGGTGGTTATTCATATATTTTATAAATGCAAATAGAGGACCTGAGATGTCATATATCTCAAGTCCTCTATTCACAGCCAAACAAGTTAGCCATACCTTGAAATATATATTAATATAATAGTATTATTATGTCAATATTGATTATATATCTGTTCTCATCAACACGAAGGTGATATATTAATCAAGCTCCATTCTTTCTTACAATCTTCAAGAGAGTAACTTTCATTTTTATCTGAACTATTCATATAATCTTGATATAGTTCTTCACAAAAATTATCATCAGTCTGCGTTGGTTTTTCGCTTTCACTCATAGTAATACCTCCTAATCATAGTGTTAATCTGTAGCCTGCATATATTCTTCTATAATGTATAAAGTAGGTATAAAGCCAATAAAATAATTATCTAATTTAGCATACACCCCATACTTTGAGCGGTAGCACTCAATTGCTTCTAGCAGAAATTCTTCCGTTACATCAAGATATTCCGCCATTTCGTGAATAGATTTACAATTGGCTTTATAGCAATCAGTTAGACCTCTTAAGCCAATCTGTTTGTTATAAGCCCATAGGCGAGCTCTTAATTCCTGCTTTCTGTTAGAAGTGTCTGACATATCTAATATATTGCCAGTGGAAGTGTAGAATTATCATCAGTCTGCGTTAGTTTTTCGCTTTCACTCATAGTAATATCTCCTAATCATAGTGTTAATTAAAATTTAAACAACGTAGCAATAGTAAATATGTTTATTTTTAAAGGTTTCAATCACAATATTAGTTTAAAACTAATAAAATTCTATTTATCATTGTGTTTATTAATAAAAATCATAGCACCATCAATCGACATTTTTCTTGCTATAAATTCCCAGTCAGTAGGCTTATATGGACGAGGTCTATATTTATAATTCCTGCCTTGTTTTTTTAGTGCATCATCATATAGTTCTTTGATACGAGGTAAATCCTCAGAGTTTTTATAATCTTCTAAACATTTCTGATAAAACTCAACACATCTATTGATGTCTGTCTTTTGTAGTATATGTCCTATTCCTAATAAATCAGAGATATCCATATATCCGTGAAGTTTAATACGTTTTTGCCTGTATAGGTAAGCTCTATCATACATATATTCTTTTTCACATAAATTACAATAATCATCATATATTAGGTCTAAAGGAAAAAGTATTTTAGTTTTGAACACATAGCTGTCAGGAGGCAGTTGCTTTAATGTGATGAAATATTTTTCATAGTAATTTATAGCATTTATTCTATCTAACACTCCTTCAGTTCCATATGCGATTGCAGTAGCAAGTATATCAAATGGTAATGTGGAATTCTTATATTTTAAAATTATATATCTGTGCAATATATAGCGAGGGGCATAAACAACAGAGTATGCTATTTCTGCCAGTTTTATAGCTTGCAATTCCAATGGATACTGTTTACATTCTTCAATACAAGAGTCAATATATTCGGTATCATAAGAAGAAAGGTTAGTTAAATCATAACTATAAGTTCCTGGAATTATATTACTATGGTTATAAGGTGTATCATCAGAAGTGTAACTATTCAAATGCTCAGCAATATCGTCATTTAGATAATCTTCATCCTCATATGTAGTATCACAATTGTTATCTGTATTGATAACAAAATAACTAAGTAATTTTTGAATAAAATCTTGTAAAAACATAATGTGTTCCTTTAATTATAATGTGTAAAAATTTCAACAAGTTGAACATTTTTATCTAATCTATCATAATCTCCATTTTTAATGTGTTTCAATTCGTGATGATAGGCCAACATTAATTGTTCCATTGAGTGTCTGGCATTTAAGACTATGGTATAGGTATCATCATCACAGCAAACAGTATATGCCTTAATTGTAGTAGGCATATCTACATATAAAATATTAGTATCCAATTCCTCACCCTCTTATCTTTTTAATCATTTTTGTTAGACATTCTGTCAATCATCTCCTTAACAAATTCAATATCTTCTTTCTTTACCTTGCGTGATGCATCAAACAATACTTTATAGTCAGGGTTCTCATATAAGAACTGAGCCATATCCCTTGCATCATCATTAAGGTAGTAGGTATCGGGAATAACTTCTGTTGTTGGCTTTTTACCAAGAAGAAAATTCATATCTACATTAAAAGTATCTGCTATTAATTCAAGAGTTTCAAAGTTGGGTTCTCTTTCTCCTTTTTCGTACATTCCAATGGCACTTCGGGATATGCCAAGTTTATCTGCCATCTGTTGTTGTGTTAAACCACTTTGTTCTCTTATTCTTTTGAATATATTAGGAAAATCACCCATCTGTTTCAACTCCTTCTATTTATTATAGTTTATATAATAACACGTTTTGTGGAAAAATCAAGAAAAATTCCACAAAATGTGTTGACACAATTCGTGACGAGTGATATATTATGGTTAAGCCACAGAACGTGGCACGAAAGGAGTGATAATTTGAATTCTAAAAAAATTGGTAGCCGATTAGTTGAATTACGAGGAAATAAGTCACAATCAGAGGTTGCTAAGGCAGTTGGCATAAGTGACTCGGCATTATCAATGTATGAATGTGGTGAGAGAATACCAAGAGATTCAGTAAAAGTTAAATTAGCTCAATACTATGAAAAGACTGTACAGTCTATTTTTTTTGATTAATAATGTCACATAACGTGACAAGATATTGAGTGAGTAATATAACAAGGAGGTGAGGCAGTGTTCTTAGATTACAAAGAAATAAAAGAATTTATAGAACACAAAGGTTACAAACAGTCAGTAATTGCCAAAAAGATTGGAATGTCAAGTGTAAAGCTGAACCAGATACTCAGCGGTAATCGCAAATGTGAAGCTGGGGAATATGCTGGAATATGTAAAGCATTAGATGTTCCATATGAAAAATTTATAAAAGAAGGCTGATTTGTATTTAACTCAAATCAGCCTAGCACCTGGATTAAAGGGATTTTTCTAAGTGATAAGTGAAGCCGCCATTACAATTTGGGTAGTAAGATATGGCAACAATCTTATAACCTAATTTAATCCATTTATCAGCAAGGTGCTTAGAGTAAGCAAGTCTTTTCAAGATAACACCGCCTTTCGCTTTGTTATAGATAGACAAGTTACATATCTATGATAAATGGGGTTATATCGAAAAGCAATATAAATATTATTAAAAACGATATTTAAGAAAGTGATATAAGGTGCATAAAACTAGCCATTCACATAATTTTAACCATTTTACAGGAAAGAAATCGAAAATAAGAAAATGGAAAAAGGATAAGAGCAAAGTTAAGCATAAGCACATTAATAAATACTTGGAGGTAAAGAAATGAATATAACAGCAATAGCAATAACAACTATTATCTGCATTGCATTGACATCTATATGCAATGATGGAAAGAGAAAATAAGAAAGGGAGATATTATTGAACATTTTAATTCAAGTGAAGCAAGGGAAGCGCAGGATAAATATTGCGATAGAGAAGGTTATCCGCATTTTGCACCCAGAGATGGTAAATGCTGGAATTGTAACAAAGACATTTATACAGAGCAGGACCACGCAGGATATAAAACAGGTATCTCAGTAGAAAAGGCAGGGACAACATTAATAACAGGCTGTCCATATTGTAGTTGGTCATTCTGCGATTAAAAAGTAATTAAGACAATCAGTGTTGGCATATAAGAAAGTAACCAAACAAGAGGTGAAGGTATGAACATAGTAATAAAGATTATGGAAGGCGACAAGATTATAGAACATAAGTCATTGTCTACAGAACAGAAAAAAGAATATGGACAGAAGTTAAATGAGCAGGCATTAGCTGCGGCAGGCTATGTAAGAAAGGAGTAATGGCGTGTTATATGCACAGGCACAAGAGCACTTTGAGAAAGAGCAAAGAGATAAGAACTGGATAACATCTCTTGTGGCAGTTCCGGATAATAACCTGTATGACAGGTTGTTCAGGCTGGCAGAAGAGTATGGAAAAATAAAGGCAGAATTCTATATAGATAAAACAACAACAGACACTATATATGTAAAAGTAAGCAAAGCATAGATGAATAGAAAAAGAGCTGGTACAAGGAATACCGGCTCTTTCTCAAAACACATATAGATAAATCTCATATTTATTATATGTGTAAGTTCACCGAAAGTCAAGCGGGCGCAGGCTCGTCTTTGTAACTTTATAAATATATTAAAGTTAGGACATTTATTTAAGGAGACAGGTATGGCTTACAGAAAAGATGTGTGGCGCTTCCCTGGCTCAAATGAGTATGAGTATAAATTTATAGGTAATTATGGAGCTAAGGGCGAGAAACGCCATAAAAGACAGAAGGCAACACAGGAGCAGATTAGAAAGCAGAACCAGAGAAATAAAGAAAAGAGAGTAAGAAGATTAATAAAAGCAAACTTTAAGGAGGGAGATCTATGGACAACCCTAAAGTATCCGAAGGGAACAAGGAAAAGCATAGATGAAGTAAAGAAAGACCTTAACAGTTTCTTAAGAAGTCTAAGGACAAGATACAAGGGTATTGATGAGATTGTGAAGTATATATACAGAATTGAGGTAGGAGCACTCGGAGGTGTGCATATACATATCCTTATAAACAGGGTTACAGGCGCAGATAAGATTATAACAAAATGTTGGGAAAGGTTTGGCCACGTTAACTATCAGAATATTTATGAAACTGGCGGATATGCAGATTTAGCCGAGTATATCGTTAAACAGCCAGAAGAAAATACGGAAGAATATGAACAGCTTAATATGTTCAGCACGCAGGAACAGAAGGAACTTGTTAAGTATTCCTGTTCAAGGAATTTGGTACGTCCTGAGCCAGAACGGATTGATTACAGCAGAAGGACGATGAGAAAAATTATAGAAAATGGTCCGAAACCAACACCAGGATATTTTATAGATCCATTGTCGATAGTAATGGGGACAAACCCTTATACAGGAATGAATTATCTGCATTATACAGAGTACAAGCTATTACGATTACAGGATGACCCATAAGGAGGAGCAATGAGGCAGGTAAACATATATACAGCAACAACCTTTAAGGGGCTAAATGTACAGAATGGCATTATAGGATACATATTAGAGCTTGTAACAGACACAGAGCCGATAACACTGGACAGCACAGAACTTCTGTACGATATGAAGCCTAATAGAGCAGAACTAACAGCAGTTATTAAAGCACTACAACGAATGAAAGAAAAATGTGAACTGGTCATATATACAGAGTCTCCTTATGTAGCAAATGCTTTTAATGCTGGCTGGCCAGACAAGTGGAAGCAGAATAATTATAAAACAGCAAAAGGCGGTGATGTGGCAAACGCAGATGAATGGAGAAAATTGGATGAACTGCTTGCAGGACATAAGTATGAATTCCGCCTGCAAGAGGAACATTCATACAGGAACTGGTTAAAAGGACATATAGAGAAAGTAAAGGAGTATGAAGATGTTTGATATATTCGGAGAGTTTAACAGTGCAGAAGAAATAAACGAAGCGGCAGCAGCACAATTACAGGAAGGTGATACTGATGCAGTTATGACAATAGCAAGAGAAAATGGCATAGATGAAGGTGATGCGCAGGACTATATAGATGGAATAGTGGATAAATTATGTTCTCCGCTAATGGCAGCGTTTGGGAAAATAGAGGTTGAGACAGAGGAACTACAGCCTAAAGAGATAATAGAAGACTGGGTTACCTACATAAAAAAGAGGTGTACAGAGTGCGAAGATATGGCTGTGGCGGTAAGAACTAAAGGCAAGAGCATTAAAGGCTGCATAGCGGCACTTCTAAAATGGAGCTTCACTAATTCGTATGATGTAGACAAAAATATAGTAAAACAGGCGGGCATAAGAAATAGCAATGTAAAAATGGGTATCCCCGGAATGGCAACAGCGTACAAGCTTATCGATAAATATTATCTTGGAGGCAGCAGATAGTGAAAAAGCAGAAAATATTAGCATATGAGGGTAGAATATCTGTATCAGATAGAGAACTGACAGCAGCTGTTATTGATATTGATAATAAAAGGCATCTGATAATAGACCTTTATATTGCTGGGACAATAAAGTACAGAATGGCAGTGAATGATAAAGAATATGCACATTTTAATTATGAAAATCAAAAATGGGATTGTATATCGATTGACTGGAACAGACCATATTCAGGAGAGTTGGCAAAAGCCAGTATAGCCAGTGAGGATAAGCAGATATTAAAAGAATGGTATGGAAATGAAATACCTGCCGGATGGGATAATGAAGATTTAATTTATGCAATAGAGCAGAAAGCATTTAATATTAAAACATCAGAAAGAATGTTAAAAGAAGAAAATGAAAAAGAAAAGCTATTTGCTATTATGCCTGAAAAACCAAAGCTCTTAGATGAAACTATTAACAGGTACATAGAAGCTGGAAATATTATTTATTACAAGCGCAATGGTAGTTATGCAGATTATTATTGCTGTCAGTGTGGAGAAAAATTTACAAGGCGAATAAAAGCCACAGAAGCTTATGCAGGTCCTTCGGTGGATATTGTGCCACGAAGATATCAATCAAAAGAGTGTCCAAAATGCAAAAGAAAAGGGACACTGCTTAACTGGGGGCGTGCAAAGATTACAAAACAGGAATTTGAAGTGCTTTTGTATCAGGTGGCAGAAGATGAAACGCTTGTAATAAGAGCCTACGCAGTAAGAGCAGTACGAAGCCCAGGCAGTGTATTAACTAAAAAGATATGGGAGTATGGCAGGGAGTTTTTAAGAAGAGATTATGAGAGGATATATGACAATAGCTGTAATACAGGAAAATGGTGGAAGAGTAAAAAGCTTGACATATACAGGTCAGGCAAGCTGTGTGAAGTTAATTACAGTGAGGCAGTTGAAAAAAGTGATTTAAGATATATCCCAGCAACAGCATATAAGCTTATAAGTGAGGTAGGTGCAAGAGAGGAAAGGCATATACTGGCCAGATATGATACTCTTACTGCTTATGCACACGCACCGCAGATAGAGCAGTTATACAAAATAGGCCTTATGCAGATATGCAGGAGGTTAATTTTTGCGAATGGACAAACAAGAGATATTAATAAAAAAGCAAAAACAGCCGCAGGAATTTTAAGAATAACAACTGAACAGTTAAGGTATTTAAGAGAGTCCGAACAGGAACTGCTTGCATTAAGTGTAATTAAAATTATGAATTACAGAAAAATACCATTTACACAGCATAATGCAGAGATTGTTACAAGATTGTACATAGCTGCACCTACGGAAGATAAGCTAAAGCACATTTTAAAGTACCAAAGCCCTGAAAAGCTATTGAACTATCTTAATAAGAATATACCAGAACACGCCATTCTGGCAGATGCTATTACAGAATATGATGACTACTTAAGAGCGAGGGAAGCTAATGGAGATGATCTTAGTAATACAGTGTATTTAAGGCCGAGAGAACTTCACAAAACATACATAGAGTTAAGAGAGAAGATGGAACGTGCAAAGAGTGCCAAATACGTTAAACAGATGAATGAGAAATATGCAAAGATAAAGGTTAATTCAGCGAAAGTTACAACAAAATATACCTGGCAGCAGTCGGGACTGCTTATAAGACCAGCAAGAGATGCAGGCGAAGTTGTTATGGAAGGACGTATTTTACATCATTGTGTGGGTGATGACCATCAGAGGTATTTAAGTAACTATAACCAAAATAAAGCAATAATACTTGTAATAAGGCACGAAAATGAGCCAGATAAACCATATATTACAGTGGAATATGAAAATAACAAGGTACAGCAGTGGTATGGAATAAGGGATACCAAGCCAGACAAAGAGACAATAGACAGCTTCTTAAAGGCTTATGTAGCTCACATTGCAGGAAAGGCAGGGAAAGCAGGATGAATGAATTAGAAGAAATTAGGAATTATGATGAATATAAGACGGCACTTGATAAGCAGATGAAAGAAACTGCTGAGGGGTTCGTAAGAATTGGCTATTTGTTAAAGCTGGCAAGAGATACAGATATTCTAAAATGGTCTGCATATACTAACGTAATCGAATTTGCCAGGGTGGAGTATGGTCTGGATAAGACAATGGTATCACGGTTTATAAACATCAATGATAGATTTTCAGAAAATGGCAACAGTCCGGTGCTCAAGACAGCATATCAGGGTTTCGGATATGCTAAGCTGGCCATTATGCTCCAACTTCCAGATGAACTTAATGAGGAGCTTACACCAGAGTATTCCAAGAGAGAAATACAGACACTCAAAGCGGAAGTTGATGAGGAAAAGAAAATAAGTGATCTGGAAGTATATGCTGAGGGCACAGATACCGAAAAGACAGAGCTTGAGCAGATTATATACAAAATATGTGAAGAGAATATAGAGGTATATGAAAGCATATATGATGCAGTTACACATGAGAAATTAAATGCTGACAACATTGTGGATATGTTTGCACCTGCTGGAGATATGATTTATTCAGTACGAATACAGGGAGCAGGAAGAAAAGCAGTTTCTTTCAAGCAGGGAGAAGATATAGCAGTTGTAAGCCTTAGGACATCAGAGAAGGATACATACAATCCACAGGAAGTATACATTGCCACAATGAGCATAGCAGGCAGGAACATAATAAATAGTGAGGCTGATGCCAAGACAGTATGGCAGCTGATATATGCTAAAGAATATCCTAAGAAAAATACCCAAGTTGCACCGGTGCAACACAGTTCCAAAGCTGATATAAAAAGACCAGAAAAGAAAATGAAGGTTGTAAAGGCAAAGCAGGAGGAGATACACGATATAGAAAAGACAGTTCCCAAAGCCTCTCCTATAGAGACACAGGAGCCTGAAAAGCCGATAAAGACAGAAACTGAGCCTGTAGATGAGCAGGTTGAAGGGCAGAAAAATATTGCAGATTATCCTGATGTTATGCCAGTAGAACGTGTTGAGGGGATAGTTGAGCCTCTCACATCAGAAGCTGATATAAAGAACAATATTATAACTGCGGCATCAAATATTAAATTCACATTGGAAGCTAACAGTTATATTACAGACAACATTATAGACAGGCTTATAGCATTAGCAGAAAACATAAAGACAGAGCTTGAACAGCTAAAAGGAGGCAGCAGATGAAAGTATATATAAGTTTACCAGTAACAGGAACAGCGGACTACAAAGAGAGAGCAGAGGCAATCGAAAAGGTTCTTACAGAGCAGGGACATACAGTAATTAATCCAGTAAAGATACGTGAGAACCTTCCAAAGGATACAACACACAAAGAGATTATGAATATATGTATTCCTCTGCTGGATATGTGTGATGTGGCAGTATTTGCGCCAGGGTGGGAACACTCAGTAGGTTGTACATTAGAGATGTGCAGGGCAATGAATAATAGAATTACAATTGGTTTTGTAGGAGAGTTAGAAGAGAAATGGGAAAATCAAAACAGGCAAGAGCACACGAATTTACAGAAAAAGCAAGAAAGGAAATCTATGCAAGAGACTTCGGTCAGTGTATTTTCTGCATTAAGAAATACAATATGCAGGGTTCAACGTGGTATTCACAGCAAATAATAAGCGTTATGCACTATATACCAAGGTCAAGAGGCGGCTTAGGAATACCGCAGAATGGAGCTATAGGATGTCAGTTCCACCACAATATGTTAGACAATGGAAATCAAGGAAAGAGAAAGGAGATGTTGGAGATATTTAAGCAGTATTTGCAGGAGCTTTATCCGGAATGGAATGAGGATGAGCTTGTATACAGAAAATGGTAAAAAGGGAGGCGAAATAATGGCTAGTAGAAAAGCAATTCCAAAGGAGATAAGACTTAAGGTATACGATAAATATAATCATAGATGTGCGTATTGTGGTTGCAAACTTGAATATAAGGATATGCAAGTAGACCACGCAAAACCACTTAGAGTAGGTGGAGCAGACGATATTTTAAATTATATGCCAGCTTGTAGGAGTTGTAATCATTATAAAGCTACACTAGACGTAGAAGGATTCAGGATATATCTGGCAGACATACATAAAAGACTTATGCGAGATAGTATACCATATCAGGTTGCGGAAAGATTTGGCATAGTGAAACATATGACAAATGATGTGAAGTTCTATTTTGAAAAAATGTAGAAATACAAGACATAGGTGTCTATGCCGGAAGATTGGAGGTAGTATATGAATTTAGAGAAACAGAAAGAATATTTTAAAAATCATATTGCCACATTAACAGATTACGGAAATATCAAAATTCTTGATTTTAAAGAACCGAACACTTCAGCTTACAGGATTAGATTTCTTTTCGAAGAAGACTATTGCAGACTGCATATCAGCGGTGATTTGGGTGAACTTATAGCTTCAAACTACAACAATATGACCTATGAAAAGTTTTCTGATTTTGTTAATAATGTTGGATATTTTGAAGAAAAGATAGACTGTAATAGCAGAGATATATACGCATATGATGAAGTTAAAGCCCGAGAAGAGTTAATGAAAATGGCAGCAGACGATGGAGATTGGTTAACTGAATCTAATAGATACTGGTATGAAGAGGATGAAGAAGAAAGGCTGGCACATATTATTGATGATATTCTTGTAGATTTTAGTGATACAACAGGTATAGGCAAGATCGGATATGATGCATTAAGTGAAATTAATCCAGATGTGTGGGAGTTTGCAGGTGATATAGGGAAGACAGAAACTGGAATATTAGATTTGTATATGTTGGCATTTAAGCTGGCACAGGAGCAGTTAAAGAATAAAAATATAAAATCAAGCATTGAGAGGTAAAGTAATCAAGATAGTAAAGGCAGGTGGAAAAGAAAATGTTAATTCCGAAAGTAAAGACTAAAGAATTTGAAAAATTTGGCTTTAAAAAGTGTAGGGGCAGGTACGGTAAGGAAGATTGCTATTATCTTTGTGTTGCGAGAGGGTGCAAAATGCTTTTTGTAAGTCCAGTTATATTTGCTGTAAACGATTGGAAAGATAATGACCCAAGAATACATAAAAATGCAAATTGTAGATATAGAGACCACAGGACATACATTGATATTATTTATGAACTAATTAAGGCTGATATGTTAAAAAAAGCAGGTGATTTCAGGTCAATTAGTGGAGAGAGATGAAAGGAAGGTAATTATATTGAAAGAAGTTAAACATTACATATGTGAGATATGTGGAACGGAATACAATGATAAAACTAGAGCACAGCATTGTGAAAAGGGACATTGTAAGCCATTGGAAATAATAAAGGCACGTTATTTAAGTGCAGGTAATAACGCTAAGGGATATCCGTTGGAAATAATAGTAAAAATGGCTGATGGTACAGAACAGAAATACAAGAGATAAAAGAAAAATAGAACTATTAACAAATACTTATTCATTACAAAATAATATCACATAAAAAAAGAGAAGCTGATAGCCAAACTCACCACGCTGTCAGCTTCCTTTCTCAAAAACAGAACATATGTATTGTATCATAGATATATATATTGTGCAAGAAAATTATAAAAATGAGAAAGGAAGTAAAGAGAATATGGCAAACATAAAAAGCAAATTAGAGCAGTATCGTAGTCTGGTAGAGGAAAGCATAGAAGCGGATATAAAAATAAAAAATATTAAAAGAGAGATAGATGAATTAAAAGCATTAGGTGAGGTTATAGATACAGTCACAGGTGGAAATGGTGGGATACAGCATTTTACGATTAAAGGTGTTCCAACGCCAGCGTATACCAATAAATTAAACAGATTACAGCTTAGCTTAATTATCAGGCAGCAGTTGTTAGATAAAATCGAAGGCCAGAAGAATGACATAGAAAGTTTTATATGTAGAATAGAGAATAGTATGATAAGAAGAATGCTGGAATATAGGTATATGGAAGCTATGAAGTGGAGTGAAGTTGCTAAGAAGATGGGAAAGACATATACGCCGGATTATTGTCGTGTAACGTGCGATAGATTTTTAAAAGGGTATAATAAATAATTTGTTCGTTTTTTTCGTTAAAAAGATGATAATATTTAAAATGACAGAAATATATGTGGGACAGCAGCTATACGTTTGTGTATAGCTGTTTTTTGATAATAATAAAATGGGGAGAGAGGTGATGAGCGTGACGAATTATGAATTGGCTGAGCAGGACTATATAGCTGGTATGAAATATAAAGAGATTGCTGAAAAATACAATGTAAGTATTAATACTGTTAAGAGCTGGAAAACAAGATATGGATGGCAAAAAAGTGTGCACACAAATGATAAAAAAGTATGCACACAAAAAAGAGATTATAGTGTTGTAAGAAAAGAAGCTGCTGTGACAGAGGTTGAAGACGTATTGGAAAATATGGATTTAACTGATAAACAGCAGCTTTTCTGTTTGTATTTTATAAAGTGTTTTAATGCAACCAAAGCTTATCAGAAAGCCTATGGCTGTAGTTACAATACGGCAGCAGTCGAGGGGTGCCGTCTCCTTAAAAATCCTAAGATAAAAGAATTGATAAGAACTATGAAGCAGGAGAGGTTTACTAAAGATTATCTAACACAGGAAGATATATTCCAGAGGTATATGGATATAGCATTTTCAGATGTAGGCGATTATGTGAGATTTGGAAGAAAACAAATGCCGCAGTGGCGTGAAGAAAATGGAGAGTATGTTCCTGTTATAGACCCCAACACAGGAAAGCAAAAGATAATTGAATATAACTATATAGATTTAAAAGAGTCAGAAGAAATTGATACAAGCATATTAGCAGAAGTTTCTGATGGAAAATCAGGAATAAAGGTTAAAATGCAGGACCAGTTAAAGGCTCTTGAGTGGCTTGGCACACATATGAATATGGCCACACTTGAACAAAGAGCAAAGATAGACCTGCTTAGGGCACAAAAAGATAAACTTCAGCAGAAGGACGATGAGGGAGAGGATGAAAGCGTGGTGATTATTAACGATGTCTGAGATTAGAATAAGTGACCTGATAATACCGAAGTATAGATCACTATTTAACAATAGGCAGTATAAGCACATAATACTTACTTCTGGACGAGCAGGGACTAAATCCAGTTATGCAGCAATAAGAGGGGATTATGAGCTTGTAGCCGGAGAAAAGAGTTCTGTTGTTGTCCTAAGAAAACATCATAATAAGCTTAGAAAAACTGTTTATAAGGAGATGCTTAGAGGTATAAGCAGATTACAAATTCCAAAGAAAAAATTCAGGATAACTAAATCTCCAATGGAAATAACCTATCTTAAAAATGGCAATACAATGTATTTTGCAGGCTCGGATGGTATAGATGACACAAAAGGTATTATTGATGAAGAAAGACCAATAAAACTTGTAATCATCGATGAAGCCACAGAGTTTTTCGATGATGGAGAGGGAGAAGATGAAATCCTCAACATAGAAGCTACATTCGCAAGAGGAAATAATGGAGGGTTTCAGATGATATATCTTTATAATCCGCCGAAAAATCCCAATGCACCTATAAATGAATGGGTAAAAAAGATGGAAAAACGTCCAGACTGTATACATATACACACAGATTACAGGGACGTACCAGAGGAATGGATAGGAAAAGATCTGATTGAAACAGCAGAGGCATTGAAAGCGGTAGATGAAAAGCAATACAACTGGATATGGCTTGGGCAATGTGTAGGAATAGAGGAAATTATCTACTATATGTTCAAGCAGGATATGATAGTACAGCCGCAAAGAGCTGCCTATCCAATGGCAATAGGAATTGACTATGGACAGATGAATGCTACAACATACCAGGCATTTGGACTGGATAAGAGTAAAAAGAAATTCAGAGGGATTAAAGAATATTATTATTCTGGCCGTGATACCGGTAAACAGAAAAGTCCATCGGAATATGCAGAAGATTTTAAAGAGTTTTTTGAAAATTTACAGGAGATGTATGGAATAAGGACTGCTTATGTATTTATAGATCCTTCTGCAAAAGGTCTGGCAGAGGAAATAAGAAGAAAATGTCCGGTTATAAAAATAGTTGATGCCCAGAATGATGTACAGCTTGGAATAGCAAGAACACAAAAGCTTATGAGCTATGGAATATTAGAAGTAAGTCCGGAACAGGAGAATTTAATACACGAGGCAGGAATATATGAATATGATAAAAAATCCATAGAGGCGGGTAAAGAAGTACCAGTAAAAACAAATGACCACTGTATGGATGCAATGAGATATGCAGTTATGGGAATGTGGAAGTATGTAAGATACTTTCTTCCTAAAGCAGAACAGGAGGATTAAATAATGGATATAACAAAGTTTTTAGCTGAATTAGGATATGACACAGTAGATAAAGGGTTTTACTCTCTTATAGATGTGTGGAAGAGCTGGTATAGGTCTAAAGTGGCAAGGTTCCACACATACCGGGTGTATTCCGGCAACAGCTATATAAAATGTAAAAGAAATGCTATGGGAATGGCAAAGAAGGTTGCAGAGGATATTGCAGATATGCTGCTCAATGAGCACGTTAATATAACAATAGCAGATGAGGCAACAGATGAATTTGTTAAAAAAGTTCTTAGCAGTAATAACTGGCAGCAGATGGGTAATAATTACCAAGAGAAAAAAGCGGCATATGGAACAGTTGCATATGTTCCATACATACAGGATGCCATTGCCAACGAGGAGACAGGTGAGATAGAAAAGGGCACTGGTAATATTAAAATTGACTATATAACAGCAGAAAATATCTATCCATTATCTTGGGAAAATGATTATGTGACAGAGTGTGCATTTGTATTTCCTAAGACATATAAGAACAGAAATTACGCTGTAATACAGGTACACATAATTGAAAACGGTGAATATGTAATACATAACCATCTTGTGGAAACAACCAAAGGAGCAGGAACAGAGATAGAATGTTCACGCTGGAAGGATATGCGCCCATTTGCAACATTAATACCGGTTATTAAGACTGGTATGGCAAAGAGACAGTTTGTAATAGACAAGCTTAATATATCTAACAATTATGATGATGATAATCCTATGGGAATAGCAATATATGCAAATGGAATAGACCAGCTGAGAGGCTGTGATATAGCATTTGACAGCTATGTAAATGAATTTACGCTTGGAAAGAAGCGAATATATACCAGCGAAGATGTTATGCAGGAAGATTTAGAGGGGCATAAGCAATTTGACCCTGATGACGTAATATTTTATAAGCTTGCAGGAGAGAAAATGGAGCACGCTACCCAGCCAATAATAGAAAGCAATATGGAGCTTAGGGCGGAGGAACATAATAAAGGTCTCAATGACTTCTTAAACATATTGTCGCTTAAATGCGGCTTTGGAACAGAGCATTATAAATTTGAAAATGGAAATATAACAACAGCCACACAGGTGATTAGTGAGAATAGTGATATGTATAGAACCATTAAGAAGCACGAGATTGTATTGGATACCGTGTTAAAGGAGCTTATAACAATAATATGTATGTTAGGAAGAACAATAGGAGCTGATGTAGATACTGAAGCGGAGATACAGATAGACTTTGATGACTCTATCATCGAGGATAAAGAGGCAATAAGAAAAGAAGATAGAAACGATGTATCTATGGGAGTAATGAGCCTTGAGGAATACAGAGCTAAATATTACGGAGAAACAATAGAAAAAGCAAGACAGAACCTGCCAGAGCAGGAGAAAGTATTGGAGTGATAACATATGGCGCTTACATCAGAAGAACTTGAAGAAATGCCCAAGGCAATACAAAGTGCATTTTCGGACCTGGAGCTTAAGATAATAGAAGATTTAGTTGGCAGGATAAAAAAGAACAATGAGATAACGGGTACTGGTGAATGGGATATATCCCAGCTTATAAGAATGGGCGAGAGTAAAAAGGTTATTAAGAACTATGTTGCCAAAACATTAAAGCTTACATATTCAGAGATAGAGAATATATTCGGAGATGTCTTTGAGACAGGTTATAATAGGGATAATGCTTTGTATATGGCAGCGGGAGCAGACTTTATTGCATATAAGGATAATAAACCTCTACAGCAGTATATAGGCGCTGTAAAGGAACAGACAAAAGGCACATATAAGAATATAACTAACACAATGGGGTTTGTAAGGCAGAGGCAGGGGACAAAGACGTGGGTTCCTCTTACGAAGTATTATAAAGATACCTTAAGCAGAGCTGCATTTGAAATAACAAGTGGAGCATTTAGTTATAATCAAGTCATAAAGCGAACTATAAATGAGATGACTAATTCGGGGCTGCGTACAATTGATTATGCAAGTGGAAGGACCAGCAGAATAGAAGTAGCTGCTATGAGGGCAATAAGAACGGCAATAACACAGGTAACAGCCAAAGTAACAGAACAGAATATGGAAAAACTACATACAGATTATGTAGAAGTAAGCTGGCACGCAACTGCAAGACCTACACATCAGGTCTGGCAGGGGCGTGTTTTTAAGTGGAATAGAAATAATGATGCAGATAATAAAACGCAGGATATGGATAATCAGAGGTTGTCTGAAAAAACATATATAGATTTATCTGATAAATACGCAAATAAGTACAATAAAACAACAAGTGAAGTTGAAGAGCTACAAGAGTATATTACAGGTGGAGTAACATACAAAATTGATAATGTAAATGTTAAACAGAATAATTCCGTAAGGGAATTAGAAATTGCAGAATTATTAAGTTCACAATTAGGGGTAAAAGTAAATCTTGTTCCTGAAATTAGTGGAATATATAAAAATGTACATGCACCTGATTATCTAATAGCAGGAGAGAGGTGGGATTTAAAAGAGTTAAAGAATGGTACAAGCAAGAATTTAATTAGAGATATAATTCACAAAAAGAAGGAACAAGCAGAAAATTTTATTTTTGATATAACAAGTAGTAAATTGAGTGATGAGGAAATATTCAATCAAGCAGAAAGTGTATTTACAAAATATTATAATACAAAACATACTGAAAGAGTAGTTATTGTTAAAGGAGATAAGATTGTAAAGTATTTACAAAAAAATAGAGAAATCTAACGCACCCCCAGTGGAGTTTGTGAGATTTCTCTATTAAGATATCTTAATTATATTATATCCCAAATTAAGAAAATATCAACACTTAAATTGATAAGAAATAAAATTATTCTTTACAAAAAAATAAAAGCTATATAATATACATACAGTAAGGGAGAAACTATTTGAGGTGGAATATAATGAGTGAAGAGTTAAAAAGGGGAATACCATTGTTTGAAATGACAGGAGAAATTGTTAAAAGTACAAAAGAAGAGAAAGAGAGATATGATAAAGATTTTGAAAAGATACTCAAAGAAGCAGGAGTACTTAAACAAAATCAATCCATTAAGGAAATAGAGCATATTGATTAGTAAATTATTCACGATATGTAGATGTTGTATTTCCAAAATCGCTATGATGCAGTTGAAGCAGAATATATGACGTTAATAAAAAGAAATGGAGGGAAATTATGCCAGTAGAATATCCAGATGAAATACAGGAATTGGTTGATATTTATGAGCCGTATATTGTAGGATGCCATTTGGAAAATGCACCACAGGAAGCTGTTGAAGCATTCGAGAAAGTAAAGAAATGGGCTTGGGAACAGGGACAGAGCGAATATTGCAGAGCATAAATAAAAGATAACATAATAGAGTTAGAGGTGATTTATTATGGATAAAAAGGAATATGAGGCAGCTTTAGAAGAGCGAGAACATATTATGGCAGAAGAAAAAAATCAAAGCTTTTCCATTGACAGAAAAGGAAATAGAGGAATTGAAAAAACAAGGACATATTTAAAACTACCAGTCGAGAGATTGGTGGTATTTTTATATCCAAGTTGCACCGGTGCAACAGAAAGGAGTACATATGGCAGCAGAAGAATATCCAGATTTTGTAAAAACAACAGGCTATGGTGTAGACCCACTGGGATTGTGCGGTATTAACTGTTATCACAATTTCTGGCCGTTTATACCAGGAGTGTCAGTAAGGCTGTATACAGATGAACAGCTTGATAAGATGAATGCCAAAGAGAATGAAAAGAAAGAATTTAATGGAAAAGAATATACAACCTACGAGGCAACACAAAGAATGAGACAATTAGAAACACTTATGCGTAAGGAGAGGCTTGATGTACATCTTCTTAAAAAGGCAGGAGCGGAAAATGAACAGGTAAAGGAAGCAAGAGCCAAATATAGAAAGACAAGTGCAGAATATAGGGAGTTCACAGAAGCTATGGGAATGAAAGAGCAAAGAGAAAGAGTGACAGTAGATGGTCTTGGGAGGGTATAGATGATAAATATAACTATGTATGATAATGGATTTGAAATAGAAGGACACGCTGGGTATGCACAGAAGGGCAGTGATATAATATGTGCGGCAGTATCGGCACTGAGCCAGACGTGCAGAATAAGTATTACAGAGCTGGCAGGGTATGAACCAGTATGTGAAGAAAAAGACGGCTATATGAAGCTTATGTGTTCAGATGTTAATGAAGTAATAAGAGTATTATTAAAGTCATTTGAACTGGGAATTGAGGCAGTAAATGAAAATTATGCGGGATTTATAAATATTGTTCGTTTTGTTCGCTGAAAAGGTGATATTATTTAAAATGAAATAAATGTAAGAAACAGAGGCAGGGTTTAAGAACCTTGCCTTTTTTCGTACCAAAACGTGTGAGGGTAAACACGGGATAATAGGAGGTTATTGATGAGAAGATTTAATTTACAGCTTTTTGCTGACGGTGGCGAAGAGGGAACTGGTACAACCGGAACAGAAAGACACGAAACAGGATATAGTTTTGAACAGGCAGAGGAAATAGCAACGGCAAGAGCAGAGCGTGCAACAAAGGCGGCATTACAAAGTTATTTCAGACAGCAGGGAATGACTGAAGAGGAAGCACAGGAGGCTTTTAAAGATTACAAGAACAAAAAGGAAGCACAGAAGCCTGATATAGCAGCAGTAACTAAAGAAAGAGATGAGGCTGTGTCAAAGGTAAAGGCTTATGAGAATGAGAAGCTTTTAAGACAGAAAAATGTCAGGGAAGATGATATTGATTATGTAACTTATAAGGTTAATCAGATGGTAACAGATAAAGTGGATTTTGGTGCGGCAGCAGATAAATTCTTAAAGGACAATCCACGATATAAGAACACAGCAGGATACAGAGTATCTACTGGTGTACAGAGTGGAAGTGGAGAGACAAGAACCAAAAGCGAACAGATTAGTGATGCACTGAAAGAGGCATTCAGGGCAAGATAAGGAGAATATGATGAATAGAAATAAGATGAATTTACAGAGATTTGCAACAAACATTGTAACCAGAAATGATGCGGCGGCATTAATTCCGGAGCAGATAAGCAAGGAGATTATACAGTCGGCGACAGAAAGCAGTACAGTTCTTCAGCTTGGAAAGCGACTTCCTAATATGACCAGCAATAAGACAAGTATGCCGGTATTAGATATGCTTCCAGTAGCGTATTTTGTTAATGGAGAACCAGGAACAAAGCAGACTACAAAGCAGGCCTGGGCTAATAAGTATATATATGCAGAAGAGATTGCGGTAATCGTTCCTATCCCGGAAGCGGTATTAGATGATGCTGATTATGACTTATGGGCAGAGATTAAGCCAAGAATTGCAGAAGCTTTTGGAAATAAGATTGATGGAGCGGTTCTTTTTGGAGTTGATAAACCAACAACCTGGCGAGATGATATTGTAACAACAGCTAAGACAGCAGGAGCAAAGACAACATTAACAGATGATCTGTATACGGATATTATGGCAGAAGGTGGTGTTATAGCCAATATTGAGGGAAGTGGTTATCTTCCAACAGGAGCAATTGCGGATGTGGCAATGAGAGCGAAGCTTAGGGGCTTAAGAGATAATAATGGAGTTCCGCTTTTTAAATCAGATATGCAGGGGGCAACTAATTACGCATTAGATGGTAATCCTATGTATTTCCCTCTTAATGGTGCATGGGATGCAAGCAAAGCATTAATGATAAGTGGAGATTTTAACCAGCTTGTATATTCTGTAAGACAGGATATAACATATAAGATATTTACAGAAGGTGTAATTCAGGACCCATCCACTAAGGAGATTGTATATAATCTTATGCAGAATGATATGGTTGCACTTCGTGCAGTTATGCGACTTGGCTGGGAGCTTCCTAATCCAATCAACAGATTAAAAGGTGATAAGAGTAAGAGATGTCCATTCTCTATTCTTGTATCTGAATAATATGGAGGCACTAATGAGTTACGCAGATTATGAATATTATAATAACAAATATTTACTTGGAAAAGCGGCGCTTATTAGTGCCGCTGATTTTAATTATTATGAAGCAAAGGCAGCAGGAAAGATAGACTATTATACATTTGGAAGGTTAAAGACATTTACGGATATACCAGAAGAAGTAAAAAAGTGTGTATGTGATATAGCAGAGAAATTACAGGAATATGATAAAGCAGTTAAGGGCATAACATCTGAAAAGGTGGGAGATTACTCTGTGTCATACGAAGGTAAAGCAGTGCAGAAAGATAATTGTGATAATGAGATTAAAGACTGTATAAAGAATTATCTTTCACATACAGGATTGTTAAGCCGTATTCCTGCTGGGAGGTATATGTATGAAATATAAAGTTACAGCCCCACTTGGCATAACTGAAAGATTATATGGAATTGATTTTAAGAATGGCATAGGAATAACTAATAATGATTATGCAGTTAAGGTTTTAAAAGAAAAAGGATATGCAGTTGAGGAACTTAAGGCAGAAAGGGAAAAGGTGAGCGAAGATGTACACTAATGCAAGTGTTACTTATTATTCGCATACAGATGAAGGCTTTCTGCGGCATTATATAGAAGATGTATTTGTAATGAGTGATACACAGGATAGTGTCAGCAAGGACGGAAGCACCAGAAATGACAGCTTAAAGATATACATTCCAGCAGAACAGGCTAAAGGAATTGAATTAAAAGCTAAAGACTTAGTTGTTAAGGGACTGTGTGAGGTTGAATTCGACAATCAGTCAGATAAGGGAATATCAGACAGCCTGAAAGAACTAAAACGCAGTGCAAGGGTGTATGAAGTATATCAGGTGACAGAGAAATTATACGGCAGTAAGAATATGCAGCACATAGAATTGGCAGGAAGGTGATTATATGCACTTTACAATACACGGAAATATGAATATATCATTGAAAGACTTTGCAAGGAAAAGAAAAGGGCTTCAAAGGGGTGGACCTGTACAGAAGTTCATTGACAACGAAGTTATGAAGCAGATGTCACCAATGATGCCGAGGGCTTCAGGAACAATGATACAGAGTATGATTACAAATACAGTTATTGGTTCAGGATATGTTAATGTCAATGTTCCATATGCACGATTTACATATTATGGAAAAGTTATGATATATGAGCCGACTGGAAGCACATATGCACCAAAAGATGGGAAAAAGATAGTAACACAGACTGATTTAAAGTACCAGGAAGCACCAACACGAGGTGCTTTTTATTTTGAGAGAATGAAAAAGGCAAAGAGAGCACAGATACTTAAAGGAGCACAGGAGGTAGCCAATAAATTATGACAATATTAGAAATTACAAAGCAGATAATTAATGAATACCCGCACATAGAAGATTTTACTAATAATATCCACTATGATTTCTCAGATGATACTGAGGGCGAGGCAGGGTTGTATATTGCTGGTGACAGAAAAATATCTGAGGATGTACTGGGTAATCAAATTAGGCAGAGTGATATGATTATGTACGCTACCTGTCAGGCGGCATCTGACTATGACAGATTAAATAACAGTAATTTCCTAAGCAATTTATCCTGGTATCTTGAGAATGTTGAACAGGGTGCATATGAGGTGACGATAGGAGATGATAACAATGTTAAAAAGGGCAAGCTTGAACAGATAAGCTGTTCCAACGCAATGCTTTTAGCTTATCTTACAGATGAACTTACAGGACCTGTAAGATATCAGTTGCAGATAACAGCACAGTATAGAATTGATAATTAGGAGGAAAGCAAATGAATAAAGACGGAATGAACCTGCAAAGATTTGGACAGGAAGGTGTAGGTAAGTTAAAGAGAAGCCATCTTTTACATTATATTGATGCTTCATTTGGAGGAGCAGATCCAGTATGGTATCTGATAGGAAAAGACGTGGAGGATATGAGTGTGGAATTAAATCCGGATACAGAAACCAAGAAAAATATTTTAGATGAAACATCTGTACAGGACAATGGATATGAGCCAAGCATAGAAGTAGATACATACTATGCCAATACAGAGGACAGTATATATCCAAAGCTTAAGGATATTGCTATGAACAGGCTTACAGGAGATGACTGTAAAACAAAAATTCTTGAAATTGTTGTCGATAAGAAAACAGGACCATTTGATGCGTGGACGGAAGATGTTGTGGTTAAGCCTACAAGCTATGGTGGAAAGACAGGTGGTGTGGCAATTCCATATACAATAAGCCTTAATGGCAACAGAAAACAGGGCACAGTCACAATGAACGATAAGACACCAACATTTGCAACAGTATAAGGAGATATAAAGTATGTCTAATATGGAAAATTTATCATTTGATGAAGGACTTAAAAGTTATAAGATAAATGGCGATCCTAACAGAATATTAAGGTTTAACCCCGGTGATGTTAATATCCTTACAAGGTATAAAGAGGTTGTAAATAATCTTAATAATATAGCAAAGGAGCTTCCTGATGCAAAGATTAAGCCAGATGGAACAGCAGAGGATAATGCAGAGATAGTGGGAGCACAGCTTACAGCATTTAATGAGGCACTTAAGAAACAGATAAATTATCTGTTTAATGCAGATGCATATGATGTTTTATTTGCTGGACAGAGCCCTTTGTGCAGAGTAGGAACAGGGCGAAAGCTTCTGTGTGAAGAAATAATTGAGAAGCTTGGAAGATTAATTGGTGATGAGTGTGGAGAAACTGTTGACAATGTAAATCTTCGTGTGAGTAAGTATACTGCTGAGTACGAAGGTAATAGGGAGTACCGCAGAAATAAAAATAAGCAGTATAGGAAAAGTAAAAATTATAAGAAATTCCGTGGGGTATAAAATATGAAGGGTCTGCCAACAGAGCTTGAAGTTAATAAAAAAAGATATAGGATACGGTCTGATTACAGGGATATATTAAAAATAATACAGGCTTACAATGATCCGGAGCTTGAGGAAAAAGAAAAGTGCTATGTTGCACTAAAGATATTATATATAAACTTTGAAGGTATCCCAGAAAAAGATATAGAAGAGGCATACAGGCAGGCTGTATGGTTTATTGACTGCGGTGAACAGTATACAGAAAAGACTGCACAGGAATTACGCCTGATGGACTGGGAACACGATGAGTCTATTGTAATTCCGGCAATTAACCGAGTGGCTGGCAGAGAAGTAAGAACAGCCCAATATATACATTGGTGGACGTTTATCGGCTTATATATGGAAATTGGAGAGTGTGTGTTTAGCGAGGTTGTATATATAAGGCAGAAGCTGGCAAAGCACGAAAAGCTGGAAAAATATGAAAAAGCCTTCTATAGAGCTAACAAAGATATGATAGATCTGCCAGTAATAAAAGATAAGGAAGAACTTGAAGAGGACGAATTTATAAAAAATATGTTTGGATAGAGGACTGTATGACAGCCCTCTATTTTTTGTATGGAGGGCTTAAATGAGTGATGATGAGAGGAAGATAAGCTTTGATACTGGAATTAATCTTGACGGCCTGGATAACGATACAAAAGAACTTAAAAGTATGGCTAATGATATAGCCCGGACAATCGAAAATATGGGAAAAGATATAGAGGATAATGTATCTGGCATAAATATGGACAGTATACAAAGCTCTATGCAGGACCTTACAGCAGAAGCAATAAAATCAGCACAGGCAATGCTAAAAGTAAACCAGATGATTAACAAGTTAGATGATGTTACAGGTCCTAAAGCCATACTGGATTCCATTAAAGAATATGAAAAAGAGCTTGAAAAGCTTCAGGAAAGAATGGCGGGATATTCCCAATTTGATATAGATGGACAATCCGAGAGTTATAAGCAGGATAAAGAAAGTGTTGAGGAATTAAGGAATTCAATAAATGCTGCAAAAGATGATTTAAGAAATTATTATATGCAGCAGGAAGCTGAAAAAATTGCAATTGATAATTTGAAACAGGTGGTGAAAGAGAAAGCGGCCGCTGAGAAAAAGGCGGCAAGGGAAGCGGCAGAAGCAGTAAAACAGTCCGCAAAGGAAAAGGCATTAGCGGAGAAGCAGGCAGCAGAGGAAGAAAAGCGGGCGCAGGAAGAGGTTGCAGCTGCGCAGGAGAAATCCATAGCAAGAAAAAAGAAACTGGGCAGTGTTTGTAAAATGCTTGGCTCACAGATAGGAAAAGTTGCAGGAAAAGCAATTGGAATGGGCGGAGCAATGAGCAAAGCCGATAGCAGAACACAAAAGATAAGTGGAAGCTTAAAGAAATTAGCGGGCATTGCAAAGACAGCACTTGTATTTAATGTTATAAGAAAAGGCTTAGATGCCTTAAGAGAACAGTTTGGAATAATGCTTAAAGCTAATGCTGAATTTAGTTCCTCTCTGGCAGTTGTTAAAGGTAATCTTGCAGTAGCTTTTCAGCCAATATACGAAGCGGCTATGCCATATATTAATATGCTTATGCAGGGGCTTAAGACACTTACCAATCAGCTTGCAGTATTTACTAATACGCTTTTTGGAAAGACGATAAGCGCAAGCACACAAGCAGCTAAAGCAATGAATAAACAGGCAGCGGCGGCAAAGAAAGTGGGAAAGGAAACACAGAAAGCCGTAGCCAATATTGATGAGTTTAATATATTGTCAGATAACAGCTCATCATCTGACAGTGGAACAGCAATAAAATATGATGTAACAGAGTCTACAGGAGCTTCTGATTTTGCCAATATGTTAAAACAGGCTTGGGAAAATCAGGATTTTACTGATGTTGGTGTTCTGATAGGACAGAAAATAACTAATATGTTGCAGGGAATTAACTGGGATGAAGTGTATAGCAATGCTTCCAGAGTGTCTATAAGCTTTGCAACATTTTTTAATGGGCTGGCAGATGGAATTGACTGGAATGTAATAGGACAGACTGTGGCAGGAGGTCTTAATACAGCACTTATATTTACAGATACATTTTTAACTAATTTTAATTTTCTAAGTTTTGGAGAGAAGATAGGAAGTGGACTTACATCTGCTATATCAACAATCCAGTGGGATTTGTTAGGAAGGTCTTTAGCAGATATTCTTAATGGTGCATTTGACTGGATATATGGTTTCCTGTCCACATTTGATTGGACATTGCTAGGTTCATCATTGGCATCAAGCATATCTAACTTTTTTAATACAACTAATTGGAGAGAATTGGGTGTTGATGTTTCCTCGCTTGTTATAGGGATTGTAGATATGCTTACGGAGTTCTTAAGGGATACAGACTGGCTTGGTGTCGCAAATGCTGTTTTTGATGTCATAAAGGGCATTGACTGGGGCGGAGTAATAAGAACTTTAATTGAAGTGATTGTAACGGCATTTCTTGCACTTCTTACATTGATATTTGATGTAGGACTTAATATTGGAGAAATGCTTATAGAGGGTCTTAAAGGCGGAATTGTAAACCTTATTAAAAATATAGGACTTTGGCTTTATAACAATTTAGTTAAGCCAATAATAGATGCTGTGTGTAATTTCTTTGGCATACATAGTCCGTCTACAGTATTTGCAGATATAGGACAGTTCCTTATAAAAGGACTGATGAATGGTGTGTCAGGTATGCTGGGTTCTGTAAGACAGGGCTTTACAAAGCTGGTAGACACGATAATAGCACCATTCAGGAATCTGGGTTCAACACTTAGAAATATATTCAGCAATGCCTGGCAGCACGTATTGAATATATTTTCCGCTACAAGTTTTGCAGGAGTAGCCTCTAATATAGGAACAACCTTTAAAAATATAATTAATAGATTAATATCTGGAATTAATAATGTGGTTTCAAAACCATTCCAGACACTTAGCAGTGCATTTGTAGCACTTAAAAAAGTGGATATTTTAGGAGGCCACCCGTTTGGCTTTCTGCCTAATATACAAGCCCCACAGATACCATTTTTGGCAAAGGGTGCTGTTATACCAGCTAATAGTCCATTTGTGGCTGTATTAGGAGACCAGAGGAGTGGAAATAACATAGAAGCTCCAGAAGGACTTATAAGACAGATTATGAGAGATGAACTTGCAGGGCTGACAGATAGACAGAGAACAGAGGTAGTTGTATCTCTAAAGGGAGAGATGGCTAAGTTCTTCCAGGCATTTGTAGAGGAATACAAAAAAGAGCGAGATAAGACTGGCAAAGATCCTATTTTAGGAATATAAGGAGATATTTATGGCGAAGTTCAGACCTATTTTAATATTGGCAGGGGTAGAGTTACCCCTGCCTGATTCATATTCACAGACTATTGCAGATTTGAGCAGTACACAGACAGGAAGGACACTGGATGGAAGGGCACACAAAGATGTTATAGCAGTTAAAGATACTATCCCACTCAGGTGGAGCAGACTTGAGTGGGAAAAGGCGGCAGAAATAGCAAATGCAGTTGACGGCATAGAATATGCGGTAATGCAGTATATGGATGTAAGAAATCCATATGAGATGACAAAGACAGAAGTGTATGTTGGAGATAGAAAAGCTGAGTTTGTTGAAGCTGATACAGATGGTAAAGTCTATTGGAGTTTAGAGTTCAGCAGAATAGAGGTATAAGTATGTTAAATGTAGAAAGAAATGGAAGAGACAGTGCAAGAGTTGAAATACATCTTGTTAATGGTCAAGTGATATATGCAGATGAAAAAAGAGTTATGAGTGACGGCATTAAAATCGAAGATACAGCAAGTGAAAGCAGCAATTTTAGTATTGGCTTTGTAAGTTGTAAAGTTCTTACATTACAGCTTATGAATTATGACCAGAATTACAATACTAATAATTGCACCGGTGCAACAGTTATTCCATACATAATAAATAATGGAAGAGAGTACAAAAAAGGGCAGTATAAGGTTTATTCAAGTAAATATGATAATGGATTGCTTAATTTAACCTGTTATGACAATGTGAGAGAGCTTGATAAAAGCATAGATGCAAGTAAATTTACTTTGCCTTGTACATATGCACAGGCATTAAAAACAGCAGTGGAAAGCTGTGGACTTACATTGGCAAATACTAAATTTACTAATTATGATTTAATGCTTACGGAACTGGATAACAGCATATCTACATACAGGCAGTTAGCTGAATATATAATGCAATGTGCGGGCAGTGTGCTTAAGGCTAATACAGAGGGCATTATAACAATAAATGATTATAAAAAAATATTCAGGAGAGGAGATAATCTTGATGGTGGTAATCTAACAAACTATAACTCCGGGGATACAGCAGATGGTGGTAATTTTTCTGATTATAATTCTGGCTATACTTTTGATGGCGGAGCATTTGGCGATAGAAAAGATATAGAGTTTAAGTATGATATATCAGATTTAACAGCCGCTACAGAAGATACAATAATTACAGGAGTGGCCGCAACAATAAATGATGTAAGTTATATTGTGGGTACAGAAGGCTATATATTAGAGATTTCTAACAATCCTCTGATAAATGAAGATAATGTAAATAAAATACTGACAGCTTTAAATAATAAATATAAGGATATGAGGTTCAGAAAGCTAAGCGGAAAAGTAAGGTCGGATTTCAGGCTGGAGTCTATGGATCCGTTATGTGTGGAAGACTATAAAGGTAATGCTTATGACTGCTATTTAACAAGGCTTACTTATACAATTGGAGACTATACAGATATTAGCTGTGACTGTAAGACAAAGGAGGAAACGGAAATATCTGGCAATTCTACAGTTACAAAAATATTAAAAATGGCAGAGTCGAGTGCAGATAAGAAAGTTGAGCAGGAGAAGAATGTAAGAGAAAAGGCATTGGCAGAGCTGACAGAGAAGCTTAGCAAAAATACAGGATTGTATTATACAGCGCAGGAAGCAGAAGGAGGCGGATATATATATTATACACACGATAAAAAGACCCTTGCAGAGAGTACATTTATAACAAAATGGACAGCGGAAGCAATAGGGATAAGTATGGATGGAGGAAAGACTTATCCATATGGATTTACTGTTACAGCAAAAGTAATTATGGATATAATTGCGGCTAATAAAATATCTGCAACGTATATAGATGGAGGAATATTAAGACTTGGAGGACAGGATAATATACACGGTACAATAAAATTATTAAATGCACAAGGAGAGCAGATAGGTACTTGGGGAGAAAATGGGGTAGATGCACAAAAAGGTTATATTGGGGGCTGGAGAATAGAAGATGGAATGTTAAAAAGAACCACAGAAGCATATATTCCACCAAATAAGAAAGTTTTAGATACATTGTCATATGTAATTAGAGCAGATGCAGCAAATACATTAGATAAAAATCTGTACGATTTTAATGGCAATGGTCAAATAGATATGTATGATTTTGTATATGTTAAAAGGGTTCTTAATGGACTGACGGAATTTAATAAAAACACCTGTGCTATTGCTAAGACAAGTACAGTTACAATAACTATAAATCCATACAGCACTAAAGAGATGATTTCAGTGTATGGAATTGACATGTGGGGGCAGGAAAGAAAAACAATAATGGGAATACAGGATTTACGGATAGATAAGGTAAAAACTGACAGTGTAGAAGCTGGAGAGTTTAAGCTCAATAAAGATTATGAAAATTCTGATACAGGTGGAATTAATAATGTAATGTTATTCGGAGAGAATAGTAAATCTTATATAGGAAGCCAGAATGGTACAGCAATTCTAGGAAATTCAGAAGGATATGAATTGAGATTGCAGACAGATGGCAATTTAGTTCTGTATAACACAAGTGGCATAGCAGTATGGAATTCAGGAACAGCAAGAGGATAAGTGAAAGGAGAACGATATGGGAATATATGTAAGAAGAGGAATGGAAGCAGATTTTGACCCTGAGAAGATGAAACCGGGTGAATGGGCAGTAAGTATAAATAGTGACAGAAAGAAGCAGAAAATATGGATGTGCTTTGCACCAGGCGTTGTAAAGAGAATGGGAACATATGAGGATTTCGTTGACCAGATTGAGAATGCAACAGATGAGATAAAGCAGAAATACATAACAGCTTTTAACGAGATTTTAAAACAGATAGAAAATGACAAAAATGTTGTAGATGAGGAATACCAGTATGTTGTGTCATTTAAGAAAGCAATTGACAATACTTATATACCTCAAATGACATCCTATGCCAATGCGGCGGCAAGCAGTGCTAAATCAGCGGCGACATCAGAAAGCAATGCAAATACATATAAGACGAATGCGGCTTCTAGCGCCAGTGCGGCGGCAAGCAGTGCCAAATCAGCGGCGACATCAGAAAGTAATGCAAATACATATAAGACGAATGCGGCTTCTAGTGCCAGTGCGGCGGCAAGCAGTGCCAAATCAGCGGCGACATCAGAAAGTAATGCAAATACATATAAGACGAATGCAGCTTCTAGTGCCAGTGCGGCGGCAAGCAGTGCCAAATCAGCGGCGACATCAGAAAGTAATGCAAATACATATAAGACAAATGCGGCTTCAAGTGCAAATACAGCGGAAACTGCAAGGACAGCGGCAGAAACTTACAAAAATAATGCACAGACATATATGAATAATGCCAAAAGTTATATGGATGCGGCCAAAACAGCAGCAGCTTCTATCACAGGAGCATTAAAGCCTAAAGGAACAGTTACGTTTGCTAATCTTCCGAATATAAGCAGTGTTGAATCTGGTGCGATGTATAACATAAGCACAGCATTTACATCTGTTGAAAAGTTATTTAAAGACGGAGGAAAAATACAGTACCCAGCGGGAACTAATGTGTATAAAACGGAGGATGGAATGTGGGACTGCTTAGGTGGAGAACTAAGCGACTACTTGATGAAAGCGGATATTGATACAGCGGTAGAGGAAGCAATGCCAGATTACACTACAAGTTCAAGTTTGCAGGAATTGGTATCTGGAGAGAGCGTTAAATCTGCATTGGGAAAGATAAAAACAGCGGTTAAGAATGTAATAACGATAGTTAAATTACTAGGCAATACGGACATAAGCAAAATAGGGAATGGAACTGTGACTGGAGCAATAAGTAATAATGCTACTACAATTAATAATATTATAAATAAGCAGGCAACGGATTTAAAGAGTACTAATACAAAAATTGATGAGGTTACAACAACAGCTGCGGCAAATAAGAAATTGTTGGGTAGTACAAGCATAAGCAGTATAGGAAACGGTACGGTAACGGATGCTATAAGTACACTAAACAGCAATTTCGGCAATATATCACAAAAAATATACTCAAAGGACTTAGAAGCTGTAACGGTGGATATTAGCAATAAAACAAGACTTAAGATTTCTTTCGCAACTGAACACGGATTTTGTCTTGTTTTCGGAGAGGCTAATCATACGGCCTTTGGTTATATTGTAACTTATACAGATTGCATAGAGTTAAAGGGCGGTTATAAAACCGAAAGGTCTGGAAACACCTGGATGGTAACACTTGGAAATTGGGCAACTGCAACTATAATAAGAGGCAGTATCGCTGGTATGGTTGTTGCTGTCGATTAACTTACTATAAGATTTAATATCTTATAAGCTCTTTGTCCACCAGACAAAAGATAACCTGTATAAATGGCATCCGAACATAACACATAGACCAAAATATTCCCATCTAGGTTCTGTCCAAGAGTGATGCCGTACTGATTTCCACTCCAGCCGCCTTGAATGCAAAAAACGCCTTGACTATTTTTCGATTTAATTAATTCAATTTTTTTATCGACTAGTCCTTTCCAGCTATCGGCTTTTGTATCATCGAAGCCTAAATTAATTATAGCAATATTGCTGTTTAGTGTACTTAGCATAGTATTTCTGATATATATTAAGAAAATATTATCGGAGGTACATTTTTATGGAAGAACAGTTAAGAAAAGATTTGCTTATGGCAGTGGCCAAGATATTAGGTGAGGATACAGCGAATAGATTAGAAGTTGCCTTTACGATGGTCCTTTATAAATATAAGGTTGAAGGCAAAAGTACGGATATAGTTGTATATGATGATTCTAATAATAGAATTATAAAAAATTATGTGGCTTCTCTGAGATTAGAAGGAAAGAGTGAACTTACAATAGACCAGTATTATAGAATAATTAATATTTTTTTGAAAGTAATAGGTAAACCTATTAAACAAATAAATACAGGAGATATAAGATATTATTTGGCAAAATATATGGCAGATAGAAGGGTGGAGAAAACTACTTTGGATAATCAAAGGCGTGCAATCTCTGCTTTTTTTAGTTGGCTTACAGCAGAAGAATATATAGACAGAAATCCAATGCTTCGTATAAAGAAAATCAAAATAGATAAAAGGGTTAAGAAATCTTTTTCAGATATAGAGTTAGAGCAATTAAGAAATTATACGCAGAATATAAAAGAAAAGGCTCTAATGGAATTTTTATTATCTACAGGATGTAGAGTAACAGAAGTGGCAAGATTACATATACAAGATATAGATTTTAATAAAAATGAAGCTGTTGTATATGGAAAAGGTGATAAAGAGAGGGTGGTATATATATCAGACAGGAGTATGTATTATTTAAGATTATATTTAGACAATAGGAAAGAAGAAACAAGTACATCTATATTTTTAAATCGTAATCATTATGGAATGACAAAGCACAATATAGAAGTGTTATTTGCTAAGCTTGGTGAAAGAGCTGGCGTAAATAAAGTGCATCCACATAGATTTAGAAGGACATTTGCAACAAGAGCTTTAAGAAGGGGAATGTCATTGCAGAATTTACAGAAACTTATGGGCCACGAAAAAATAGAAACAACTATGGGATATTGTGATGTAGCAGAAATTGGAGTGCAGATGGAATTTATAAAAATAGCCTGATAAATGTACTAAACAGCAATATAAAATCAATAGTAACAAAGGATTTCACAATTAAAGATAATACTACTATAAACGCATATTCAACTCTTTCATTCAAATTTGATACATCTCTTGTAACCATTGAAGGGTATGAACGAATAGCGTGGTTTCCTTATAGCTATGGACAGAATTATATACAATTAAGTGTAAATTTTGTGGGAAATGATGTGTATTTAACAGTAACAAATGAATATTCTACTGCATTAACAGCCGATTTACATATATATATTACATACATAAAAAAATAACTGTTATCTAGCATTTGTTCCATTTTTCATTAACATAGCGAAATTGAATATGTGCACCTAAACAAATTTGATATATTTTGTCGTCTAATGGAATTTGTATTATAACTCCAACATCCGTATCAGGTATACCATTCCCTTTATTTTGTCCAGCCCAAGTATTGAATGCAAATATTCCATTTTCTAAGTTATCGTAGTCACTATTTGTATTTAGTGTGCCAGATAAAGTGGTTATTTTATTGCTGTTTAGTAAACATATAGTTAAATTAATTAGATTAGAAAATTCTAGGTGTAGCTACATAGTAGTTATGCCTATTAAGCATACACTTTTGCACTGTTTTACAGTGCTTTATAAAACATAAAAATTAGGAGGAGAAACAATGAAAATGATTAGAGCACCAAATATTAAAGTGAATATTAATTAAAGAGTATATAAGGTTTTAGGAGGAAAGAAAAAAATGATAACTTTAAGATATATGTATGCGGAAGCTGCACACGACAAATTGCTACAGCTTGTTATAATAGCAATAATAACAGATACAATCTTTGGCATATTAAGGGCAATTAAGGACCGTAATTTTAATAGCTGTTTTGGAATTAACGGAGCAATCCGAAAATGCGCAATGATTTTATCTATAATATTGCTTGTTATTGTCGATTATATAACGCAATTCAATTTAATAGGCTTCTTACCTGAAGAAGTAAGACAATTTTTTGGAGAAAGTATCGGCATCGCAGGATTTTTCGAAATCCTATTCTTGACCTATGAAGTTGTTAGCATATTAAAAAATATGGTTCTATGCGGACTGCCAGTCAAAAAGATATGGTCATATGTAAGAACATTTCTTAGTAAATATACGGATGAGTTACCAGACGATGATGAGCTTGCAGATATGGACAGTAAAACAGAAGTAAGCAACGAAAAATATATTAGTTAGTAAGCACACGTAGTTGATTATGTGTGCTATTTTTATGCGCACATAGCGGAAATATATAAAAGAAAGTGAGAAATAAGACTATGAAAAGAGGAATAGACATAAGCAGACATCAGGGAAATCTTGATTTTGATTACATTAAGGAGAATTTTGATTTTGTTATAATCCGCTGTGCCTATGGCAGCGACTTAAGCAAGGATGACAGCGAGTGCGGACAGTGTGATTCTATGGCACAGACATATATAGATGAATGTGAGAAGAGAGGTATTCCGTATGGACTTTATCTATATCAGTATGCTGGCAATAATGATGAATCATTAAGTGAAGCTGCACACATAAGAGAATGGTATAACAAGTGCAATCCAGTTATGGGATTGTACCTTGATATCGAGGATGCAGACGGATACAAGGCTGAAAATGGCATTTATTACCATTATACACAGGAGCTTGCACTTATATGGCTTGATGCATTATCCGATATTACTGCAAAGGGTATCTATGCGAGCCATAGCTGGTTAAATGAATATATGAATGTAGATGAACTTATAGAGCACGGCGCTCTTATCTGGGAAGCTCATTGGAATAATGATGGAAAGATATGTGAAGATAAATTTGCTATATCACAGGAAAGCAGTGATTATTATCTTAATGATGGGACAAGGGTAGATTTTGACATTATGCGTGATGACGTCTTTGACAGACTTATAAAAGCAAATGAATATGATCACAGAGATGACATTGATGACAATGATAATTCAATCTCAGATAATAATGCTGAAACTGATGTAGTTGATACAGAGCAGTTACAGTATCAGATTGGAGATTGCGTTGAGTATAATACAATATATGCTTCATCAACATCAGAATCCGGACTTACACCATCAGAGGGATTTAATAGTGGAATAATAACAAGAGTTATTCCTTGGGCAGCCAATCCTTACTTAATCAATGATGGAACCGGTTGGGTAAACGATGGCTGTATTATATCAAGCGACAATTCAGCTAATGAGGACAATGAAGAAGTTGAAAATGGTGAATCTGATATAAAAGCCGGTGATAAAGTAAGAGTGCTTCTTAATGTAAACTATGATACAGACCAGGCATTTACGCTTTATTATGATGAGTATGATGTTATCCAGGTCAATGGAGACAGAGCTGTTATCGGTATTGGCAATACTGTAACAAGTGCAATAGATGTACATAATATTGAAAGAATGTAA